ATGCGGTCTGTTGCTCCATGATCCGGCGATACTGGTTGACCGTGAACGTCATGGTGAAGGATTTGAACATCAAGCCGGACTTGGCGATCTCATAGAGCAAAGATCCTGGTGGAAGCCCATAAGCCGCCGGATCGACATGCCGCGCGCCAAGAGGCTTTGCGTTGGTACGGCAAATTCCGTTTGCTCTTCGATCAGACCGCCGAATTTGATGGCGATGTCTTCTGCGGCCGCGGGATCGAGATCCGTTGTCTCGCGCCAATACTGCGGGGACATGAACGTCGCACCGTTCTGCGCTTTGAACATATGCGCCGGGTTTCTGAACGCGTCCCAATCCGATTTCGTGATCCGGTTGCGGCGCATCATCGACTGAAGCGGCTCATCCACGTCACCCAGAGCCTTGCCAGCCTGCGATGCGAAGTATCCGCTCATCTCCATCTGGAACGAAATACGCGCCATGTCTGTCCAGTGTGTGAGCCCCTGCACCCGCATAGACGCCGATGACATCCGCTCTGCCCATTCTGCGGGCGGGACTTCCATCTGGAACCGCTCAAGCACCATGCCGGGATCTGCAAGCGTGTCTGCGATCCAGCCTGCGCGCTGCGCGTCCATACGGTCCATTGAGGACGCCATGAGCTTTGTGTGGCGGGACAAGACATTGGCGGGGTTCATGCCGACCGCCGACGCGGCCAATCGCATTGAGTTGAGATCTGAGATCGACGCCACAATCGCGCGATCGAGCATTGCCGCTGTCATCACATGGCGCGTGCTGGACAAAAACGTGCTCATGGCGCGCTGTATGGGGGTCTCTGGCGACACTGAGCCGTTCGATACCCGGAACATGCGGACAGCCTTTGCGCCGTCGCCTGCGGCCTTCTCTGCACCGGTCTCATCCCCTGCATCTCGCAACCGCTTCTGCACAAGCTGCGCCTGATACTCGACACCCATGCCGGGGTTCGGTCCAAACTCGCGCATTGCAACGATGTCGCGGGACATGCGGTGAGCGTGCAGCATGATCGAGCGGAACGGATCGCCAGTGCCAAACTTTTTGTTGTAGGCAATCCAGTTGTCCGCGCCTTTGAAGTGCAGGATGCGCTGTTCAGATCCTTTGCGATACAGCGCCTTGCCTTGAGGACGGCCATAGACCGCTTCACGCGCATCCTTCCCAAAGACGATGTTGTCATAGATCTCATTGAGAAATGTGCGCTGCGTTTCCAGTGATGGCGGATCTCCATCGGGCGCCTGCATTGGTCGACCGGTCAGGTTGTCTTCCATCTTTGTCCAATCGATGCGCGGCATGATGTCTGCCGACCACTGATCAAACCCGGCCTTCTGGATGGCGTTGGCGTTGTGAGAGTGCGGGATGCCCCAATTATCGATCTGGCCAATCAGACCGCCCTGTTCGTTGAACATGAGCCGCATATCTTCAAAGGCTTCCGCCACCGCGTCAGCCAGCAACCGCGCGTTCGCGTCACCCGTTGCCTCACCGTGAAGTTCGCGCGTGATGTTTTCCAGTTGAGCGGGCTTGGCGGTATTGCCTGCGAAGTCTCGGGCGTGCTCGCGAATGAAGGATGCCAGCTTACCGTTGAACCGCCGCATCATGTGGCGCTGCATGTAATCCATGCGCTCCACGGATCTTGTCTGCATCTTCAAGACATCGGCCTTGGACGCGGAATCGACCGCCTGTTGCAGCTTTCGCATTGAGGCTATGCGCGCCAGATAAACGTGCCGCTTCTCCCCAAGCTCCTTTTTCAGAACCTCTTTCACGTCTTCACCGGCCAAGGCTTCCGCCTGGTCGCGACGATACCCCTGACGCTCATAGCGATCGGCAAGCTCTTTCCACTTGTTTTGCGCATACTCGCCGCGGGCTTTGTCCATTACGCCGTCTTCAACGGCATCCATGACGCAATCAAACAGGCTCATTCTTCACCGCCTTCCGGCTTTTTCTTCCGGCCACAGAATTGAATTTGCTCAACAAATTCCTCGTCCTTTTCGAGCTCATCGAGGACGCTGGACAGTTTGCGCTCACCGCGATTGTCTCCCATGTCGAGATCGAAGTCGTCGCCCTTGGCCACTACGTCTTGCAAATCCGTGACAATGGATTCCTGCAATTCCTGCGCGGGCGTCGATGTCAGGTCATCAAATAGATCTGATCGGGCTTTGGCGCCGGGGTCGAACAATCCGCCAATCTGGCTGTCTGCCTCGATCGGCCCACCGTCGATTGGGGCGCTGGCTTGTTGCTCAAGCCGCTGTCGTTCGGTGATAGGCGCTACGCCATCGATGAGGGTTTGTTCCCCGGCATCCGTGCTTTCCGATTGGCGAGAAGGCGCTGCATCCCCGCCTTGGTCCGCTCTGCCACTTCCCGCTTCTGCGGTGACAGGTTCGGGTTCGCCAGAGACTCGTTGAGGCGTTGCAGGCCCGTCTCCAAACGGGATGTCCGCTGGTGCTGTTTCAGGACTTTCGACATAATCCACGTTCCTCTCGAAAGCACGCTCTACCAGATATTCGGGATCACCGCCATCTTTCTCAAGCTGTGCGAAGATCTCCGTGCGCTCATCCGACGTCAAGGAGTCGTAGTATCCCTCGTCCCGCATCCACTTTTCTGTGTCCTGCCGGATCTGAATGCGAGCCGCTTCTTCATCCTGATCGAAGAGGTAGGTGTCCTTGTTGATATAGAACCGCGCCTCTTCCGCGTTCTGTGCGCGGTAATCGTCCACCGGGTTGCTTGGCTCGCGCATACTGGCGATCTCTGCCTGACGCGCTGCGATAGTGCCGTTCATCGGCGTTGCCTTGCCGGTGACAATCTCATCCGCGATCAGTTCGATCAGGCGCTCCTTGTCGGCATAGAGCGGCGTACCGTCTGCGGCACGCTCAAAGCCCACGATCTCACCAAAGCCCTCATAGATGTCATCGGGCGAGATGTTGTCGAGATCTGTCATCCCGTCCCGGCGAAGTATGCGCAAAGCCTGTTGCTGCGTGATTCCGCGGTTGATGAGCTCTTGCGCGATCGGCGTCAGTTCTCGCTCACCCGTTCCGCGATTGGTCCGATACCACTGAACGCCGCCCAATTCCTTGATCCGCGCAGAAAGCGGGAAGTTTTTGCGCATGATCGGATAGTCGCTGATCAGCAGATCTTCTGCCTCGCGCTCTGCCGCTGCGATTGCCGCCTCATTCTGACGGATCAGTTCATCGTCTGGAAGCGGCCCGCCATCTAGCGTCTGAACGGTCACGGGCTCTGGGATCAGCGGTGAGCGTTCCGGCTCTGGTTCCCGCGTCGGCGTTGCCTCTGTCGCTTCACGGATCTCATCGAACGCGTTGGGCACATCGTTTGCGAGCGTGTCTTCAGCGAAGTCGACCAAGCTTTGCGCATCGAGATCGTTGACGGTGGGCATTGCTGGAAGTGCCGCCCGTCCTTTGAGGTATGCCAGTGTCCGCGCGCCGACCTCGAATGCACCACCAAGGGCTGCACCGGCTCCTGCGGCCAGCGCCAGTTGGCTGACGACATCGGGATCATCGATACCCAAGCGGTCTGCCATCTCGAATTGCGACGGCAGAAATGCGGCCTCTGCGCTCATGTTGATCAGAGCCTCGCGCGACATCACGCGCCATAGACTTCCTGCGCCACCCCCAAGGGCAAGGAACGGCGCGTTCTTCACATCGAGCGTGATGCCCGCCATGCCCGCGCCAATCTCTGTCAGGCTGGTGCCCAAGCCATCCGGCGCCATATTCAGGATGTCGACGTATTCCTGATACTCGGATTGCAGCGCGGCGTTTACATCTGCATTGCGCTGATCGTCCGTGACCGAGATGTCCTGCCATGCTGAAGGATCGTTGTTGGCTTCAGTTCGCGCCATCTTCAAGACCGCATCACGCGCCCGGTAGTCGGTGCGCAGCATGGTCTGCGCGTCTCGCCCCTCTGCCATGAGGTTAAGCCGCTCAAGCTCTTTGGTGACGCGATCCATGCCAAGACGTTCGGCGGATGCCATTGCCGCGCCGCGATCGATCTTCACGCGCTCACGCTGAAGCGCAAAGTTTGCGTCGTTCTCAAGAGCCGCTTTCGACTTTGCTGCGCCAAACACTTCGCTATTCGTGACTGCGCCGCGGGTTGCTGGCCGCGGCGTTGAAGTTGGTAGGTTTTCAGGCTCAGAGACGAAGTATGTCACTGCATCGATCCCTTCAAAAGCGCGACATCGAAGTAATACGGACGGCCCTGATCATCGGTCACGGAAACCGGGCCAGAGCGCGTCAGGATCTCCATCGAGTAGATGTTGCCGCCCTTCGCCACGACGCGTAGCTGATTGCTGTTGATCACGTCCGCGTTCATCGGTTGATCGCCAATCATCGGGACAGAACCGGCACGCCCACGGATGGAAGACGCGTTGATCCATGCCTGCGGCTGACGCTCTGGAAGATCCGCACCAAAGCCACCGGCAATCATGCGACCAAACCCACCACCCGTTTCAAAGGTGCTGCGGATAAGATCGGTAAATTCCTCGCCTGTCATGTCGACCGGTGTGAGCGTTGGATTGCCCAGAACCTCATCGAGACCGACAAGCTCGCCCAGGGCATCGCTAAACGCGCTTGCTGCCTCTTCAGAGGAAGGCGTCGTTCCCCGGTTGCGCGCGGCATAGAGCGCCTTTGCGGCATCCAGAGATTCCGCGATCGATGCGTTGGGGTTGGGCAGGCCAGAGAACGCCTCTGTCAGATCATCCGTGACGGCCGCTACGCTGCGCGCCTTGTCGGGAACCTGCACCAAGCCCTCATCGATGAGCGCCTGACCCTGAAGGATCTCCGTTGCCAGTGCGGGGTTGCCACCGACCGCCATGAGTTTGCCTGCGAATGCCACCGTTGGATCTGCGTCGATCTGATTGAAGACGTGGATTGCGTCAGGACCAAAGCCCTCAACGATTGCAGCGGCAATAGCGCCGCGCCCGATTGGGTCTGCCATCTTGAGCGCCTCACCCATCGAGTCCGCTTCAGCGTTGGTGAGGAACGTGCGAGCGCCCAAGTAGCCCTCTGCAAACAGAGCGTTGCCGTATTCCCGCCGGGCGCCCATCGACATCACGGCAGTCGCCATATCCGCATTGATCGGGGAAAGCTCTGGCGGGCCGTTGCCGTTGAGCTTGGTGTCTTCACTGGAACCGATAGGCTTGTACGTTGCTGCGGCTTGCACAGGGTCATCCGAATATGCGCGGCGCATTGTTATGGCGCGATCTGCCGCGGCTTTGGCAATGTCGATGTCGAAGTCTTCCTCGATCGGCGTTGTCGCCATCCCAGCGGCCAAAGCTGTCGCTTCTGGCGGGCTCAGTTTGCTGAACGCCGGGAGATAATCGCGGAATCGCGTCTTGGTGTACGCCTCTTCCCAGAGATCCGGCTGAAGCTTTTTCACCAAAGGATTGTCGAGGATTGCCTCATCCGCCGCTGTCATGCCCTCGTCTGCGGCTTTGATGATCGTGTTGAGCGTATCCTTAAACTCGTTAGACACCGCCGTCCGACGCTGGCCCAGAATGCGTTGCGCCTCTTTTTCGGCTTCGATCATCACGTTTGCGGATTGCTCAGATGTCCACGCCACGCCGGGCAGGCTTTCACGCGCCCGTAGAACGGCATCAAGCTCCGCCTGCGCCTCTGCGATCTCGTTCTCGTTGCCGCCCGCCATAGCCTCCGCATATGTGCTCGACCAGCGATCCACCAACGCGCGGGAAGAGTTGTTGGCGCGAGACCGGATGTCCCGCTGCTTCTCTTCCATGAGACCCATCATCCGGCGGTGTGCTTCCTTCTCCAAAGAGGACCGCACCTCATTGCGGAAGTCGGGCGGTGCCTGTTCAACGATTTGATCGATGTATCCTTGGGCTTGTTGCTCAAAGCCATCGGGGTCCATCGGATGCGCGTGCCCAATATCCATCATCGCGATCGCACCGCTTTCGATGGTTTCAGCGAGATAGGCGGTCTGCGCGGCTGCGTTGTGCGCCTGAAGGATCGGGCCCGAATATGGGCTGAACATGCGCGGCTCAAGATTGCCGTCTGACGTGCGAACCGTGACCGCATTTTTGGAAGAGATTGTGACTTCCGGCTTTACGCCCTCCCAAGCGCCGATGCCTTGATTGTCGAAGATCCAGCGCCCGATACGGTCCTGCGTTGCCTCATCCATGCGTTCAGAGCCAGTGAGACCCAGACCGGCCTTGGCTGCGCGCAATGTGGTGCCCACAACCTGATACGCGCCCATCGGCGTAGCGGTGCGACCGACCTCGCCGCGGACATATCCGGCGTAGTCCCCTTGCGGATCTGCAAACGCCAGAGCCTCATCGACGGTCATGTCTGTCAGTCGCGTTCCCGCAAACCGACCGCCATCGCGATTCTGGTAGTTGTAGAGCGCGTTGTAATCGCCCCCGCTTTCGCCTGCGAAGATCTTGGGGCGCGCTTCATCGAACGTCATACCGCGACTAGAAACCGTTACATTGCCCCCGGTTGCATCCCGTGCTGCCCGGCGCCCCTCTTCAGCGCCCTGTTCGGCCATGTCCTGCATGACGGCGGGCGCAATCCGGTCATATGCGGCGTCGGCGGCTTCAGCGAGCGCCCGAAAGCCTAAACCGCCCGTTGGGGCGGTGCGTTGAAATGTTGACAGTGGATTGCCGCGAACGACCTTTTTGATCTTTGCCATTACGGACCTCCCGCCAGTTGATAGAGATCGAAGAGTGAACCGCCGGAACCAACCACGCCCGACGCCAACGCGAAGTTGCCGCTAATGCGCGAGTTGCGAGCCTGTTGCGCAAAGTCACGGGATTCCTGCATACGCGCACCGACCTTGATGCGGTTTTCTCGCAGTTTTGCGCGGCGCAATTCTTGGGCCAGTTGGATCGTGCCCACACCCGCGCTTTGTTCGTTTGCTGCAAGGACAGCCCGCATGGACGCCAGTTCAGAGTTCAAATCCTCAAGGCCATATGTGCCCTCTTGGATTGCCCGCGTCCGACCGATGTAGGCGTTGTTTTGCGCACGCTTACGTTCCGCCTGCGCTTGCGAGTATACGCTCAGTCCTGTCAGAACCGACGATCCCGCGCTTAGAGCCAGTGGCACCATTGCTGCTTGCATTACGCTTGTACCTCCTGCGCGATCGACAGAATACGCAACCGACCGGGTACGTGCCGCGTGATCTCCAATTCTGGATGGTCGCGCGATCCAAAGACGGGGATGCGATAGAGCCGCGTCTGTGCGTCCGGCGGATTGGTCAGGTCGTCGTCAAAGTCATATCCCCCAAGCTCGCGTGTGTTGTTGTTGCAGCGCACTTGAAACGGGCCGCTGCTTTGCACCGAAACGATGAACCGGATCACGCGCGACTTGAACGTGCCGATGCGGCGGCTATCCGTGATCTCCGCTGGCCACGGCGAAGCAACAGCATCGAAGTGCAAGCCAATCTGCCGGACATCGGGAACGGCGGGCTCATCGCCTACGCCGGTGCCGTCCAAAGTGAATGGCTGACTGAATGCGCCCTGCGAATAAAGGCGTACCTCTCGATTAGCCAGATGAAGCGCGGGGTCGCTTGTGAAGCCCTCAATCACGCTGTCCATTGTGGCGTCTTCGGAAAACTTCTCGATCATGCGGACGGTCACGTTCTGGATCACGCGATCAATGATTGCCCAATAGCCATCAAACACCGGCGTCACGCTCACAAAGTTTCCATCCGTTTCCCACGGCGAAAACCCGACGCGCTCTGCATTGAGATTTGTCTGCCAGGTCGCGGCCGCAATCGTGCCGTCTGCGTTCACGATGAAGGCGTATTGCTCGGGCTGTGCGGAGTTCAGAGACGGGCCACAGATCTTTACCGGGTCTTTGATGTTTTGATCGTGAAAGATGGTCAGCGGTTTTACCGACCACTTTAGGTAGATGTTTCCGTCCAGCACCGCGGCTGAAACGCGCTCACCTGACGCCTCAACAAACACCACGGCATCATCGACGGAGGCGGGCTTGACCGCACTGCACCCGCGCTTGTCGAACAAAACCGGGTTGAACGTGGAAGGCGTCAGCACACCGGAGTCGCGCAGCGGAATGTAGTAAAGCCCGCGGTCGGACAGAAGCAGGACATCGCCCGCACTGACGGCGTGACGGAACCGCGGCTTGTCATCTCCGATCTCGCGCACGATGCCATCATCGTCATCGACGCCAACAGCAAAGTCTTTGATCGACCGGGCAGAAGAGACCGCCACACCGCTTGGAAGTTCGGGAAGTCCAGAAACAGCAAGCGGCCAGAGGCGCCGGAGCCGGAACGCGGCCAGCCGCGCGGATCTGACATCAAAGGCTCATCCCAGACCGTAGACGCCACCGGGGAAATGCCTGCCTTTACCGTTACGTCAGATGACTCTGTGGGCGATGAAAGCTGTTCGCCAACGGTTGGTCCTTCAAAGTTTTCAAGGGTTTGAACGGCAAGCACGTTTGCCGCAATGCCCGTGATCAACCCCTGATACCCGGAGTCTGCACCGACAACGGCGTCACCCACGCGGAAACCGGCACCGCTTGTGACAGTGATGTTGAAGGACGGCGGAAGCGTTGAGACCACCGTGCCGGAAAGCTGCGTTGCGCTGGTAAAGCCGGTGATCAGGATCTCGCGAAAGCCGTAGCGCAAGCGCAGACCGACATAATCCGCCGTGAATACCGACGCCGATGCGGTCAGGGTGATTGCGCCAGTTGTTGCGCTAGGCTGAAGCGTGACGCCGGGATTGAACGCCCAATACGGCTGCGCGAGCTCGCCGCCCGTTGTCTCATCGAAAGAGAAGTCTGACAGGGCGAACGTCGACCCGTCATAGGTCAATTCGTTCAGGCCGGTGTCGCCATCCCCGATGATCACGGTTTCGCGGAAGGGTTCGACCCAGAGATCCGCGGCCGATGTCCAAGGCACTGACGCTTCCGTGAAGACGATGGTTCCGGTCTCATCGATGACTTCAAGCGAGGTGTCCTTCAGGATCAATCCAAAGCGCAGAAGGCTGGTTGGGCGGATCTCATAGAGTTCGACGGCGCCGTCATACTCACCGACATAGAACGTGCCCATCCGCTCTTGCATCGCGCCGGACGCGAGCACGCGCAAGTTTTTGCCTGTCTTCAGTGAGAATTGGCGGGTCTCGGTATCATCGCGATCGAGGAAGTCTTCGCGGACCTCCATCAACGAGAAGTCCCGCTGCGTGATTGTGCGCTTAGTTCTTGCCACTGCGGAAACGCGCCTCTGCGATCTGGCCGCGCTTGTAGGGTTGCTGTGCCCGGCGGGACTTTGAAGATGCGGTACGCGCGCGGGAGAAGTGCATCTCTGCGGAGGCTTCCATGTCGCGCGCCTCAACGGCCTCTTCTTTGATGGACCGCAAAATCAGAGCTTCAAGCTTGCACTGGACGCCGCGCTTGAAGTTGGCAGACCAAAGCGATGCCTCTTCGCAGATGATCCACTCGATGTGGACAGTCAGGCTGTCGTCATTGTCGATGTAAACGTGGCTACTGTCCTGCACCCAATCGGTGTCATAGGCCGTTCCATCGGTGCCGGTCAGCCAGAGATCCCGCACATGCAGGGAATTGGACGGGACCGCGTAGGCGTAGTCGAAGCCGAATTTGCCTGCGATCGGTGTGGTTAGGACGGTTTCTTGCTTGGTGAAGCGATAGTTGCCGTCTTCCAGTTCCGCCTCCACGATCAGCGGCCAGTTCTGATTGAGCATCAGAAACTCAGGCGTGCCGTCATTGGTGCTGACCGGATCTTGACCCTGCGCAAGCAGCGCAGCGTTCATAATCTGAAGGATTGAGTGCGAAGTAGCCATGCGCGGACAATCCGTGTCGGCACCGTTTTGCTCAATGCACATGGAAAAAGGGCGACCCGAAAGCCGCCCTTCTCAACCCGTTCAATCCTGGGAGGGAGTGAATTACTGCTCGTCGGGTTCTCCGTCACCGAGTTCATCAATGATCTCGATGTCATCCAGCTTTTGACGGATCATCTGGACAACCTGTTCTTTGGTCATCTGCTTTTCCGTCTTAACCCCCAACTGCACCATCATCACCTTGAGATCTGCCAGAGGCATGTCTTCCAGTGCGACCGTTCCGCCTGCCTGAACCGGCTTAGGGTCGTCAGGAAGAATCGCATACATTGGATTGTTCTTGACGTTTTCCTGTGCCGTGACCCACGAAACGTTGATGGTTTTGACAGCGGCAAAAGCTTTTTTTTCTGCCTGCGTCTTTGGTTCAAAGTGGGGGTTTTTGCCGATGTTTACCTGCTTGGGCATTGGTCAGACCTCCTTCGAGAAGTAGGCGCCGAAAGCGATGGACGGCGACGTACCGTTCACGTCCAGATGAAGATCAACGTAGCGGAACGCCGTGTCGTTCTTCTCTGTGCGGAAGCGGATTTCATGTCGCTGGCCAGCAGCCGTGTCGACGGTCTCGATCGCGATGGTGCCTGCGTCACCGAGTTCCGCCGTGCCAAGGATCTCACCATCCGAGCGGTCGGCCTGGTTGGAACCGATAACGCGGAAGGTGTAGGTCTCGTTGCCATTGGCGACATCGACCGACTCGACGTTGATCAGGCAGATCATGTCGGTGAACGTGGCCGATTCCTGATCGTACTGCGTCCCGACATAGCCGTCCGAGGTCAGAGCCGACAGGCCCATCTCTCGTTTGACCAGACCGGGAGCGCCGTCCAATGCGTAAAACTTGCTAGGCATTGTCAGTTCTCCTTACTTGACGATCGCGGCATTGGTGACGGACGACAGACGGAGCGCCGAATACGGCCCTTCCATGCAGAGCCCGGCGTCATGCTCGACGTTCGTGCGATAGTGGATGGAGTTGTCCAGAAGCCCCATGTCGGTGACTTCCATTGGCGAGGTTTCGAGACCACACACACCCATCTCGGAGAACGAGACGATGTAGATGGACGCGGTGACAGCAGCGCCCCCGCCTTGACCAACTTCATTGAAGGGCAGGAACGAGCCAAGCGGCGTGATCCCGTACCCGGTGAGGATCGGCAGACCACGATAGCGCGTGATCGGACGGCCCATATCATCCTGGTCGACAGAGACGAAGCCACCAATACCGGTGTCACGTTCAGCCGCCGGGAAGCGATCGAGGATCATCTTCGGCATGATGATATGCGTTGCATTTTCCACGTTCGCGATTGCGATGTCGAGTTGCGCCAGAGACAGCGGCCCGCCACCGGATGCCGTACTGTTGGCGACGATGCGGGATTCCGCGTTGGAGCCGTCAACAGATCCACCGACGATCTTGAGGCGCTGCTTTAGGCCGGTCCACTCGCGCGGATCGGAAGCGTTGTCGCCTTCGATGAAGGTGTTCGACCACACGATCGCTTTCCGTTTGATCGCCATTGCCTCTTCTTGCGCACGGCGTTGTTGGCCGTAGCGATTGATGAGAACGCGATCGACATCGAGGTTGCCCGCGATTGGAAAGCACTGTTCGGTGAAGTCGTTGATGACACCATGACCTTCGAGCGGCGTTTCGTTGATACCGCGGAATGCCATGTTGTTCGGCAGGTTGCCTTCACGGTGATAGCCGTAGCGACCACCCGGAGCCGTCTTAAACGGCAAAACGCCAAGAATGTCCGCCCCTTCGGGGAAGAGCTCGATGATCGCCCGCTTTGCGGGGTCTTCAACGGTCTTGGCGTATTCAGGAAGCGTGTGAACCATAAGGTTTTTCCTTTACGCTGACGCACGGGCTGCTTTGAGCAGTTCGATTCCGCGCAGTTCTGAGAAGTCGGGCTTGGCCGGATCTGAGACCGGCGTTGTCCGACGCGGGGCGAGCAGTTTTTCGAGCGCCTTGACCGCCGTGCTGGAACCGGGGATCGCTTTGAACAGCGCCTCTGCTTCATCTTTGGGCAGTGCGGTTTCAAGGCTGCGTTGGATGTTGTTGAGCCGCGCCTGTGCGGATGGGCCCAAGGCTTCAAGCTCTGCCTGCGCACCGGTATGCGCGGCGCTGACGTGGATCGCTTGCTGTTGCGCAAGAAGACCCAGAAGCTCACCGGCTGCGTCGGGTGGCAGTTGATGCTTGTGAAGGAAGCCGCGGAACCCGTCGACTACGGGCGCCATTGCGGGGTTTTCGAGATCGAGTTGCGGCGCAAACCCTTCGGGCAGGGTGATGTCGCCATATTCGATGTTGTCGGGGAGGTTCAGTTCGTAACCGGACGCTTCTGCGGGGACATTGGCCAAAGCCTCTTGTCGCTGCGCGTCTGCGGCAACCAGACCTTCATAGTGGGCTTTGTAGCCCTCGACATCGATGCCGTCATCGGAGCGGTACGTGTCAGGGATAAACGACAGGTCCGGCCCAGCAGCAGGCTCAACCGGAGCCGGACCTGCCCCACCGGGATCACCCGGATTCGGTTCGCCGCCTGCGCCGCCCGGTTCGCCCGGTTGGTTGCGTGGAAAGTCGCTGAGATGCCTGCTCAATTTCATCGCTCAAGATCCTCCTTAGATCACTGGCAATGAACGATTGAGCGTTGCGCGCTATCAATGCACGCTCATCTGAGAGAATGGGTTGCTGCGAAAACACAACGGCTTCTTCCAGCAAATTCAACAACATAGGCCCGTCAGGATGTTGGAAGAGCGAACGGACTTGTTCGACTATCTGATCATGCTTGGCCTGATCCGCTTGCTGGATCAGTTGGAGATACTGAAGGATCGGACCCGGTTCCGACAGGCGGCGGGGTAAGTTCATTGTTTACCTGCGTCAGTTCATCGCCGGATGCCTCAACGATGTTTTTGAACGTGCCCACCATATCGACGACACCGGGCAGTTGGTCTTGGAAGACGTTCACGCCGAGTTCCAGATTGGAGCGCGTCACCAGAACCTTGTCTTGGTTCTGCGCCTTTTGGAGCGGCGAAACAGGAAGGACCGTAAGGGCGTTTCCGTTGTGCGTGATTTCGCGATCGAAGATGCGGGATTCCACAGCCAGTGTTTCGATGCGCTGGAAGAACGGGAGGATAAGCTCTTTCCAGAGCGGCGCCGATGGTTTGCCAATGCGTTGTTGTACTCGTCTGCGTTCGTCCAGCCATTGAGATGCGGTTGGCGGTGTATCGCCGCGCTGGCGTGGACCGTCTTGGAAGAAGGCTGTGCGGATACGGTCTTCGATGCGCTCTTCGCTGAACCAGCCCGCGTCGAGGTTTGTCTGGTTGTTGAGTTCAAAGACGCTGTTGCGGTCGAAGCCGCGCCCGGCGGGATATGCGCGGCCAGCTTCCAGCCCATCGGCCAGATCGAGCGTGCCGTCATCGCTATAGATGAGCGTGTTGAGGATCGACTGATCCATGCCGGTGAGGATGATCTCATCGATCTTATCGAGGACGCGCATGTCGGGCAGCGCCTTCCAGCCGGGGCCACGACCCCACGGGCGACCGGGTTGGGGATTGAAGCGACCGACAAGCAGCGGGCATGAGCCTGCAAACGGGCCGATGACTTCCGGCGCTTTGAATTGCTTGCCGTCGATGGTGATCTCGCAACGCCATTGCGGATTTCCGGCGTCTTCCCAATCGACCCAATACCCCCAGCACACCTTGGCGGTGGCCGCGGGCTTTTTTATTTTGGCTTCGAGTTCCTTGGAAAACTTGCCATCGGGGAAGAGTGCCTTGAGCGTGTTGGCGGGCACGATCTTTTCGCGGAAGCGATCGAGGATGCCCATGTGGCCGGGAACGATCAGGAGTTCGTGCGGCGCGACGGGCTCTATGAAGACCGGCTGCGTCAGGTGTCCTTTGTCGACCCACATGGCGGGCGTGCCGTGGTTGGCTTCAAAGAAGATCTGCGGTGCAATCTCATAGTAGTTGGATTGCTGGATCATCTCAAAGATGCGGTCTTCGCGATCCTGCACGATCTCCATGACGGCTTCAAATTGGCTTTCCTCAACCGGCGCGGTCACTTCGAGGGACACCCATTTCTGCGTGTCGGGCGTGTAATACATCACCACGTCAGATGCGAAGTCGTCTGCCATTTCTTCGGGCAGGGAGATCCACGTATCGCTGTCGTATTCGGATACGGATTTGCGGCTGAAGTCGTGCTCACGTCCTGGGCGGATGAACATAAGGATTTCTTCGAGGAACGGGCGGGCTGCATCGCGCCACCGCTTTGCCAGTTGGTATCGGTGCTTGAAGTCGGCGCTTGGGGCGGTCATAGGGCAACCTTTTTCGAGGCGTCCATAAGGTCATAGATTGTGAAGTTGCCGTATGGCGATTGGATGTTTGGATTGACCTTGTAGCCGCCAAAGAAAACGGGCGGCTGTGCTTGGGCGGGCGCTGGTGCGGAGCCGCGTCCCCCGGTGTTTACGCCATAGACGCGTTTGAGATCTTCGGACAAGTCACCGGCGGTTTCTTCGGCGGCACGGGCGCGCTCATTCTCCGCGAGGGCTCGTTCCTCCTGCATCGCTTGGATTTGTGTCGGATCGCTCTTTGGCCGCATAGATCAGTTCTCCACCGTTGCGGCGAACAATCCGTTTGAGCCCGCCTAACGTAAATGCACGCTCGCCAAGGATATGTGCGCAAAACGACGCGCAGTTGAGCCACAGGAACGGCGGGAGGGGGTTATCGTTGAGCTTGATGAGGCGGTAGATCTCTTCGCACTTGTGATACTTCAGGGTCAGCAACCGTTCGACTTCTTCATGGTGGTGGGTCACGCGGATCTCGACGCGATGGTGTGCGGGATCGATGAAGAGCCAGGTGTCGTCGTTGGTGTACCCCCAATACTCGACGTGTCCAAAGCGGCCCCAGATGGACTCGGTGTGGGGGGCGTGGAAGCCGATATAGTGTTCAAGCACTCGCACGGCGGCGCAGTCTCAGCTTGTGGCGTTTGACGGGTGACGGTTTGGGTTTTGAGCTTTCAGCTTTGCCGAGAAGGGCTTGGCCTTCACCGCCGATCAGCAAGGCGTTCTCGATCGCCTCGATGATGTGGGAGTATGCGTTCTTGAGCGGCTTGGGTCGATACATGCCGACGACGCCTTTGATCTTTGGGTAGTGGTATCCGCCCGCGAAGCCGCGGTTGGCGACAATGCAGGATGGGTTTGTCTTGAAGCCGTTGCGGCGATTGAGGACGGCGTTCACGGTTGATCTGCGCAGTTCGACATCGTTGTCGGTTGTTGCGGGGATGAGTTTGATGCCGTGGCGTTCGTAGATTGCGAAGGCGGTTTCTTCGTTGGTTTGGTTGCCGTCATCGTATCTGGGGTCGGCGCCCGCTTCATACTCGAAACCGGGATAGTATCGTGCGAAGTGGCGGGCCACGCGGGGCGCGAATAGCTCTGCGCTTTCGTTGTCACCGATGAGTTCTGACAGGAGCGTCCATGTGCCGTTGATGTCTTGCAGGAATGCGGCCGCGGGATCTCTGCCGCCATCGAGGCCGATGATGATTGGCAATCCTTTTCGGGGAGACACATCGACTTTGTGGCGGTGGTCTGCCTCGGAAAATGTCGGATAGACGGGTTTGCCTGCCGTTTGAAGACCGACCTTGTTGAGCACGCGTCGATCGATCCAGTCTTTTGCCTTGCCCTCGATCTTTTCCATGTAGGTCTCGCGAAGGTGCTTTTGGTTTTCCGCGAGGGGGTTTGGCGCGTAGATGACCTGACCGTCGACAATGGTTTCGATGAGGCCGGGGGGTTGGACGTAGAATTTCCAGTTCGACGGCTTGACGTAGACTTTCTTCTGTTCGTCGGACCAGTCGGCGGGGAGTGGAAGATCGCCGCGCATATAGGGAACCCAATGGCCCTCGACGGGTGCGTTCATGTCTAGCCAGCCGCCGAACCACGTAGCGCCGGGACCGTTCTTCATGGACGGGTAGCGCGAACAGCGTGACAGGAGCTCGTCAATGACTTCCTTTTCGTAGAATTGCCCTCGTTCACGAAGAACCCGGTGATCTCGTAGGACGCAAGCACGCTTTCCGCGACATCCGGGTCTGGCAGTGCGAGGAAGATGACCTCTGCGTCGATCTTGGTGCCGTCGCCGGATGGATGATCGCGCTTCAAGTGATGGAACATTGGCTCCGATCGAATGAATTGCCCCCAGATTTCCTCGGGGAACCAATCGAGCCAGGTTTTGATCGTGGTCTCGCGCAGGTTTTTGTACGTGTCGCGTGTGATGATCCAGCGCGTTCGCCGCACGCCATCGAGATCCGGTTCCTGATTGCACGCCAACCGCCAGATCTTATGACAGGAGGCGGAGGATGTGCCGGACCCGATGGGCCCCTGAATGCACGTAAACCGCTGTTCATCATCGAAGAAGAACGTGGTCAGCACCTCGCCGTCAGGCGTATAAAGCTGATTGCCCTTGGTGGTTACTGGAAGTGGCACTTAGCCCGCCTGCCTCACTATCCCGCGCTCAAGCGTCACTCTCCGCTCCGCCGCAAGAATATCCAATGCACGCGATACCCGGTCCCTCTCCCAGCCCAGACGTTCAGACAGATACGACACAGACCGAGGCGCCCCATCCATCGCATCCAAGATCTCGTCACGCCAAGGCTTTTCGTCCAAAGCCTTCTCAAATCCCTCAAGCGCCTCACGCTTCACAAGGACATGATCAGACCCCAAACCCATCCCCGCAAGAAAAGCCTCGATCGCGTTCCGAATGAATTTGCTGCGCCCGCTTTTTCCCGCAACCTCATCGATCCGATCAACAAGATCCTCGTCCAGACGTAGCGTGATGACCTTTCCGGCCATCAACCCGCCATCCCATCTGGACGCGCCCCAGGCTGACGCCGCTGAACAGTAGGCTCACCCGATGGACGTACCTTGTAGTAAAACTTCGGACCCGGCGTCGGATCAAAAGCCTCCGCCATAGCATGAACGTCAGGATAAGCACCAAGCAACTCACCGCTCTGACGAACAAGCCACGCACCATTCGGCGCAATCTCAATTTCCAGCGGAAGACCCGGATCAAAATCCTCAACAAACGTCAGTTCACCACGCTCAGCCATCCCAGATTTCTCCATTTGTAATACAAAAAAGGACCAAGCCCTGTATTACAAACGCCCCTGTATTACACCATGCACACACCAAACCCCTTATTTTCATGACAAACCCAATTTGTATTACAAGTCTAACCCCCGTAAATCGCGAGACCCCAAAATGACGGAAAGGCGCTTTTTTTGAATTTTTGAAATTGGAGAGGCGAGCTAGGGGGAAGGACGAGTGGACACTGCGCGCCGGTCGATTTTTCGGCCCCACCCCCAAAATCGAGACCCCCCGGCCACACATCCGAGACCCCGGCAAGCCATGCCCTCCCCCTATATCTTGTGCTTGGGATGAGTTGGAATAGCGCCACATTCCAACAGGTCAGGCAATGCCCTTATTCGCTTGGCTCTTTGGGCTCTTCTTTGCTTGATGCGCCATCAAGCTCTTCCACGATTACCCTTGTTTTTCTGGGGTCTGCGTATTCGTAGCCGCCACCCGCATTGTTGTTGATTTGCACGGCCACAGACGGGCCTTTGGCTCGGTCGGGCCCGAACAACTCCACCATTCTAGCTTTTACCGCTTCGCTTTTTGCATTGTGCATTAGATCGATACCGACTGAGACGGCGATAGATTGGGCGCGTCCTTTTAGGTCATCCATCTGCACGGAGAATAAGGCTTTCTGGCTTTCAAGGTATTCTAAAACGTGCGGTTTCTTTAGAGCGCGTGACAGGCTCTTTTCGTTCATGCCAGCCCGCTGCGCGGCTTGTCTCTGTGTGCCCCTGTTTCGACCATGAAGGCTATGGCGGTGCGCAGTTTGGGCGATAAGCGGACGGTTCTGGGCTGGGGATTGATGCTTGCGGGTGCGTTCATGCCCCTAAAATCGCGGCGTTTCGGGCTCTTTTTCCATTCATGCGCTTTTTGGGCTTGTATTATTCGTTTTACGCACTAATCTATGACGCACACCAAGGGGCCACCAACCCCGACACATACGGAGTCATACGATGCAAAACGACATCACACTTGAAAGCGTTGCCGCCTTTGCCAAGGTGTGCGCAGAGCTTGCCGCTGCCGGTTGCGCCTTTGAGGCATGGGAAAACCCAAACGGCTACTTTGTCATTCGCGTGACGGGTGCTTGAGATGCAGCTTGATCTCTTCCCATCCTTTGACGCCCATCCTCAGCGCCCCCTTAAGGTGCTGATTGGGTGCGAACAGTCCGGCATTGTGCGCGATGCCTTCAACGATCTCGGGCATGACGCGTGGTCATGCGACATCCTGCCAGCAGAGCGCCCCAGCAATCGCCACATTGTCGGAGATGTGCGGGACGTTATGAATTGGGATCAATGGGACCTGCTGGCCGTGATGCACCCGCCCTGCACACGTCTTTGCAACTCGGGCGTCCGGTGGCTGACCAAAGCACCACCGGGGCGCACGCTGGATGAGATGTGGGCGGAGCTTTATGAAGGCGCAGAGCTTTTCAGCGACGTTTGGAACGTGGCGCATATCCCCATGGTGGCGGTTGAAAACCCGGTCATGCACAAGCATGCCAAAGCACGCATTCGCAACTATGCCAAACCGGCGCAGAGCGTCCAGCCTTGGCAATTCGGCACAGATGAGAACGGGCCGGACAATGAGCGCAAGCGCACCTGCCTTTGGTTGCGCAACCTGCCAGCCCTTACCGCTACCGGTACGCTAGACGGCACGACGGCGCGGGACAGCGTGCACAAGGCATCGCCGGGCCCTGACCGCTGGAAAGAGCGGAGCCGGTTCTTTCCCGGCATTGCGCGGGCGATGGCGACACAATGGGGCGGCGTAGCTCAAGAGATGCTTGCGGCAGCGTAGCGGTTAGCAGGCTTGCGGGCCTGCCTTCCCCTGCGATGCAGGAACACACCAACCAACGGAGTCACAATGGAACGGAACGAATTTTTAGAGAGCGAACAGCACCGTGTCGGGCAGTTTGGCACACCACAAGAAGCAATGCGCCACCACGTTACCGGAGCGATTGAGCGCGGCGAGAAGCAGGCAATCACAGAGGTTAGCGAGGTTTACGCCTTGGCAACCCAGCACACCCCCGAAGGCGTTGAGGTTTGGGCGTTCGATAACCCGCAGCGATACCTAGACGCGATCCAGCTTGCGCACGCGTTCGCGGTCCCGCTGATTGCGTATCACGGCGTAGAGCGTGGCAAGGGCAACAACTTTCGCCGGATCAATGCGACGGCGCTGGACCTGACCGATGACCGGTGGGTGCAGTTGTCCGAAGGCATCAACGACTTGCATGAGTTTCGCCGCTATTGCGAAGCGTATTTCGTCTGACACCTGATCAGCGCCCCTTGCGGGGGGCGTTGTCCCGGTCTCAGGCCGAACACACCAACCAAAGAACGGAGTCAAAACATGCAAACGATATTCAGAAACATAGGACAGAACAGAGGCAAGCCGCGCCTTTGGATTGAAGGGAAAGCCCTTGTCACCGCCGGGCTCGATCACGGCAACCGTTGGAACCTGAACCCGACGCCGGGCGGGTTTGACATTGTGCGCGACACAGACGGCAAGCGCAAAATCGCGGGGAAGCCCGGCAGACCGATCATAGACATTGCGGGCGCCAGCCTTGGCGACGTGGCAGCGGTTGAGCGGGTTTCGATCACCTTTGAACCCGGAGCCGGACATATGGCCGTGCGCAGCGCAGCCGGTAGCAACTTGGCGGAGGTAGCCCAATGAGCATTCTGAACAGCGAGATACGCGACCGGTACGAATGCCCAACCACGATCCGGGAAGAAGACGCGAAGACCATTGCGGACGAATGCGAAAAGCACATGCGGCAGCTTGCGGCCAAACACCTTTACCGCCTGCCCGGTGATGACCGCGCCGAAATGATGGTCACGGCCATGTTTGCCTACCTAGCTTCGGAGATGGTGGACCGCGTAGGGGAGCAGGCAGCATGAGCCTATTTCGCATTGGCGTCATTGGCACCAAGAAGCCTACCCGCAAGTATCTTTCGGGCACGTCCCAAGGCGTCGAGATCACCGGACGCGAGGACGCTTTGCATTGGGATCGGTGGCAGGCCGAGAAACTTGTCGAAGGCTTCAACGCTGAGTTTGAGCGCCTTGGACGCCCTGAACGCTTCCAGCTTGAGAAGGCCTAAAGCACCGGTGAGGGCGTGCGAGCCGCGCCCGATCCCGTGCCTTAGCACGATCACCAGAAAACGGAGTTAAACCAAATGCCAACACCTGACCAAATCACCGTGACGGACAGCCTTGGGCAATCGTTCCCGCTGGCTGAGTGCGTCATTCTCTGCCCGTGCATGGGCGAAAGCGACTACGGCGACCCGCGCGCCCTGATCTTTCCCGGCGGTGAGCTCACCGGCATCGGCGGTGACTATGGCGTGAGCCTGACCGACGAGGACGGCGAGCCCGTCGCAGAGTACGAAATCGAATTCTAATCACCACCAGCCCGCACCACCGGGCAACAACTTAACGGAGTCAAAGATGATGACACTTAGCGAAATTAAATCCATTCGAGCCCTGATCGATGATAGCTGGCGGGATGCCGTCGAAGAGATCAACGACAACTCAACCGACTTTGAGGCGGGCAATTACCGGTTTATCGAAGCCGACTCGATTGACGAGATTATGCAGGAAGAGCTTGCGAGCGACCCTTATATACTTGGATGTTTCAACGCTTGGTTTTTGGCTGACATTCTCGGGACAGATACCGACGTAATCGAAGCGATCCAAAAATCAGAGGCATATGACGGTCTGGGCAAGATGATCCTTGCAGGCGGGCACCTTGAGAAACTTCAAGAGAAATACGCCGCAGCGGATGGCTATGGGCACCACTTCAACCACTATGACGGCGGGCAAGAGGACATCGACGTGACCGGCGAGGATGGCGTTGGCGCAACGTATTACGCCTTTCGGATTAACTGACCCACCGGAGCAGGGGCGGGGACAACTCGCCCCCCATCCCGTGCGTCAGGCACGACAACACCAAACACCAAAACGGAGTCACAAAATGAAGATCACGGTTTATATGCTGGCGACGGATTGCAACAACGGCACGCAATGCAGCGTGCACGCATCCGCAGAAGCCCGAGACGACGCCTTGCTGTCATGGGTCAACAAAACCCGCGAAGAGTGGCAGGCAAGCAACCTTGCGGACGATCTGCACGAGTATGTGCAACGGTTCACCGACTATCTCGACACCTACCAAACAGACGAGCAAGAACTTGAGATTGCCGACCTGATCACCGTCAACGAGGCGTGGAAGGCTTGCAAGGACGTGGAAGGCAGCTTTGGCAACCTCTATGACCCCGAAGAGATTTTGACCATCATGGACGGATGGAGTGACGAAAGCGAAAAGGACGACCCCGACTCGCAATACTTCGACCGCGACGACCTGCCAGCCTTGACCGCTTGGTGTCTTCAAGAGGGGCCGGGCTTTGAGGATTCAACTTCCGAGCTTGTTTGCAGCAATTTGCCGACGCGGGCCCAAGCCTATGAAGCATTAGCAAAGGCTCAAAAGGCGGAGGCCGCAGCATGAAACGGTTTTTCTGCATCGCGCATTACCGCACACCCGGCGGCAACCACGGATCAACGAGCTTTCCCGTCATCGCGCGGGACATGAGCCAGGCAATGCAACTTGCGCGGCGTCAGGTTCGGCAGCGCGGGCGGTCAAAGATCGATCTTCATCTGACCTATGGGGGGCGCGTCCAGTGATCAATTTCACAGCGCACAAGCACCCCGTTCTGGCGGTTGATTGTCCCGACTGTGGCAAAAGGGCGGGTGCGATGTGCATCCGCCCCAGCGGCCACCGTGCAGCAGACTTCCACGCAGCGCGCAAAGAGGAAGCCGACCGGGTTTTCATCGCACAGCATGGCGTAGCGGCAGCGATAGAGCGCACCGAAGACGGATGGGAGATCGATCCGACCGGATACCGCACAGAACTCACACAGGCGGGCGAACAGGCCGTCATACCCGGATGCGAGCGCAACTTAGCGCCGACGGCTAAACAACTGGACCTTTTTGGATAGGAGCGAGCGAATGGCTTATCTCAAGTGGAAGGTGCGCGACAAAGACGGGGCGCTGATTGCGTCTGTCAAATACGCTCATGACGCAGCAGTCTTAGCGCACTTCACCGGCGCAGGCGCTTTTGTCACGATGAACGGCGTTCCAAATCTTAAACTCTGGCACGAAGGCAACGAGGCTTTCGCAGCCAGTGCCAGCATTGATGCAGCGCGGGAGGTGATCTTTGCGCGCTGGGGCACCTACAAAGAAACTCACGAAACCCTAATCGCTAAGATCAACTTGCCTGATCGAATAGCCGCACTGGCAGAAGGCGGGATACCTTTGCACGACGCGCGCAAAAAGGCAGAGACAAATGCAAAGAGGGAAGCACTGAAAGCAGCACGTGCGGTGTCGTCAGAGGACTACAAACCCTAAACGAAGCGGGGGACGGCACCACCCGCCCCCCTTCACCGGTGATTTGCCCGCCACGGAGTCGCGGACGGACAATCACCAATTACGAAACAAAACCGGAGGATACAACTTGATCACCCCCAGAGCCCTACGAGATCGATCCGCCAAGGAACGCACCGACCTTTTGAATCAACTGGCGCTGACCCACTACGGCACCGAGCGCAACGCGTCCATGATGGCGAACGACTTTCAAACCCGACCCCAGACGCCGCTTGATTGGAAGAACGGAACCACCAAGGCACCCGTCGCGGTGATCCTATGCTTGCAAGCCTGGGTACATGCCGCGGACAAAGGCGCGGAGCTTGATCGACTGTCAAAGCTCATTGATCGCCTTGAGCGCGTTCTTCCCGCTTCTCCCGAAGAGTCTGACGGCGCTGACGGCGCGCACTAACCTTAGCCCGCGTGTCCGAGATGATACGCAGCGCATAGGCTGGCAGCGGCGCCGGTCGCAACACAACTTGAAAACCGAGCGCCGCAGCCCACTCCA